TTTAAATGTAACTGTGGCCTCTTCGTGAAATTTAAAATTATCAGTATCTCTATATGAAGAATAATTTAAATGACCTTTGTATAAATAATATGCAGGATTTATATTGAAGTAGTCTTCTTTCGTGCTCTTTTCTTTAAATGAATCAATTTTTCCAGGATACTTTAAAATATTTTTTGATTTATCAAGTAATCCTTGAATATAAATATCTGGATATTCTATATTACTAACATCTTTTCCTATGACATAACTAGATACAATAGATGTTGAGTCAGCTTCAGAAAGTTTTTTTCTATACTCCATATTTCTAATTTCTTCTTCTGATTCTTTTTCCTGTAATGAAATAGAAGAACCGCTAGAAGCAAGTACAACATCAGTTACTATGCCAATTTTATTATGACCTGAAAAGCCTATTTGTGATATATACTCTTCATAAGGAGAAGTGCATCCAGTAGTATCAATGTCTTTTAGCACTTTTCCTAGAAAATAAGTTCTTCCATTAATGCCACTTTGTTGAGAAAAAGAGTTGTGACCTTTACCATCGTCAGGCTTTACGCTGCCGCTTAAAACATTATCACCTACAACAAATCCAGACTTCTCGCCTATGCCAAGAACTCTAGTATAGCTAAGTTGATTACCTGAGTTTTCAAGCCAAAGACGTGCAGAGATTGGGCCGCTTTTTGTGCTTTGACTATCAAAACTACCAAATACATTTTCCCAAGTATTTAGCGCATCTTCACTCCTTGAAAAAGAATTAAATTGTTGTGGAACAAAAGCAGGTCCTTGATTTGCTGTACCTACCAAGCTCAACGTTTCAGTTGTTAGCGATACAGTTTCTTCTTCAGGGAAGATATATTTAGTATTAATTTCTCCGCTAATTTGCGCATTATTTTTATTCGTCATTAGGCTTCCTGATTGTTTTATTTATTACTTAAATATTAAATAATCAAACAAACAAGAAGTTAAATAAATAAATTTAATACTGTAAAACGCAGTTGTCAAATCTTATCGTAAGTGATATGTCATTAGGCGCTTCGTCATCATATGATAAGTCACCATAGTTTGCATTTGTTAAGAATGCACCCTTGATATCCCAAAGCTCAACAACTGTACCTACAGGATCAAGCATCTTAATTTGACAATCTCTCTTATACATATCAGCATAGCCAGCGCGACCACTAACTGACTCATAGTGTGTACGAATCCATTCCATAACCTGTTGTGCACCGCTTGGTGCAATCGGGTCATGAAGTGTAACGCTTAATGAATCAAATGTTAATTTGCCTGCTATATATCTTTTTGCATTAATAAAGTTAATTTCTTGTTCACCTATTGAAAAAGAAGGGCGAGATGCACTTTTAAGAATAAAGGCGTCGATACCTTCAATTGCAAAAATCCACCTATTTTTTCTTTTTGGCTCGAACTTATTCGGAATCATTTCAGTAACTGAAAGTGTCTCTGCCATTTGTTATTCTCCTAAAATCTTTTCTATAATACTATATATTAGTCTATTGAATTAGTTACTACAAAATCTAACGAAATAAACTCTACAGATTTAGTAGGTTGTAAATAAATTTTACCTCTAATTGTATTGTTTTCTACGTCGTTCTGTGTTGTCGTTGATGTATCAATTTGAACCTTATATCTATCAACACCTTGTCTAGCTTGAACTTCTGCCATAATTGGTTCTACAAGTGCACTAAACTTATTAAGAGTTAACTCTCTATTAGGCTCAAATAACAACGTATTTGCTATCGCTTTAACTTTTCTTCTTACATTGATTAATAACCTTCTAACGTTAATTCTGTCTAACGCAGATTGATTCTGTAACAATGTTTTCTGACCAAATGCATAAACTTGACCAGATCTTCCAGCAGGCTCGTAAATCGGGTTAATATCAGCATCATATAGACTATCTAAAGTATCTCTATTCATCTGAACTTTTGAGTTTAATGCATTTAATCTTCCTCTTCTAAGACCTGCAGGTGCAAACCAAGGATCAGCCAAGGTATCGTTTTGACTCATAACACCTAACATACAAACCGATGGAGGTACCTGTATTGGAGAATTATTTGAAGGCTTAGCTGTAAAAACATCAGGAAAATAAGCAGCTGTAAAAGAAGTGTCCAAACCTCTACTAGAGAATTTTGTGATTGTTTTGCTTACGCTTGGCTTTGTTGTGCTATCTAAGATAACTGCTGACGAAGCTGTTGTCTCATGTATATCCATGATAAACATTGCATCAAATCTATCTTGACATGATTCGGAAGCATAATCTGTAACTAAAGGCTCTCTCATTCCAGGGATTGCAAGTAGCTGAAATTCTGTAGCACTCTTGTCTGCTAAAACGTCAATAGCTTTTTTATAAGTATCAACAGTAGGACCAGTAAATTTACTTGATGAACTTTCATCATTAGCTTCTCTAAATGCTGCTGCTGAGTTTAGTGCAGATTTGTCAGCATTGAAGATATCAACTCCATCAAAACCACCCTGCATTAAACATCTAAACTTTAAGTATCTAACATTTTTACCAATAGATGAAGCTGTATTCAAAGTTATAAAAGCCTTGCCCGCAGGAGCAACACCACTTCTTACATATTCTGAAGTTGACCAATCAATATTAGCAGCATCTGAAACTGCTATCTTTTCTAAAGAAAATTCACCATTCTGAAAGTTGTTAACTTTAGAATCACTTGTTGATAAAGCTTCACTGTTTGCTAAGCTTGAATTAAACATGTCTGGATAAAACTTAGACCAAGACTTTATACTTTCGTTAAATCTAATTTCGCTAAGCTCAGAATGACTTTCTTCAACATCTACTCTTTTTGCAAATTTTACGCCCCAAGGTAGTGATGCAGATGCCTCAATAGATGATCCAGACTTTCTAGAAACACTTTTGACAAAAGGCAAAGGTAACGTTTGAATCTTGTCAAAAGCTGCTGCTTGTAAAAGCAAGTTTACGCCATTACCATTATCACCTCTTTCATCAAATAAGTCTGCTATATTTGTATTTAAATAAGGCATTCCTTGAAAGCCACATGGCAAAGATGTAACTGGAACTTCACCATTTAAAACATCATCTGAAACTTCTACTCTTACAAAGTTATTTTTTACTTCAAAAATTCCGTTTTCTTCAAGCTTTTTAGAAGAAAAGTTAAACTCAATATACTTGTCACCAATAACTCTACCTACAAAGTTTCTGCTATCAGGATCTAAATTTAAGTTTTTCCACTGTACTAATGCCTCGCCTAAAACTGGATCACTATCGAAAGCTTCTAGTGATAAGTCAAATGATCCATAATCTTGTGATGTTTTTCCTGCAACAATATTAGAAATCAAAAGTCTAAATCTGTCATTTCCTACATTACCATCATCTAAAGAGCAAACTTTAAATAACTTATACTTTTCTGCGCCAAAAGATTGTGACATAAACCATGGTGACTTTGAAGACCTAAATTGTGAATCAAAAGATTCAAAGTCTGGACTATTTGCTGCTTCCGATCTTGCGTTACCTTTGTTTGCTTTACAAAATCCAATCATTTCTTTTGTTGCGGAAGTTGAACCATCCTGCTGCAATAAACCTTCAAAAGAAGGAGTTGATACAGATTTATCAATGTCAAAGAAAGAGTACAAGAAATGTCCTTTTTCTTCTATTTTTTCCGGATCAGTATTTAATACTTTAGAGAAATAATTTTGACTTTCAGGATCAAAAAAACATTTAACTACAGCTTGCTCATTTGTGTTTGTAAATCCATTCAATATTAAATCAAATCCTAAAGTACCTGCTTCAACTCTTCCTAACTCATAACCAACAAGATCATTAGTTAAAGAATCACCACAGTTTTTGCCGTTAACATTTAATGCTCTTATATCCGTAGAAACTGATAATCCTACTTTGTCTGTACCTAAATAATTTGCTGCGCCTGTTCCATTTGCTAAATCTAAAGTTGGTACAATTCCTCTTGGAGTCATTAAAACTCCTCTAATTACTGGCACTGATTTTACTGCACCTGAAAGTGTTTTTGATGCTGCGCCTAAAATAGTTGCTCCACCAACTGTCTGAGTTAAAACAACTTCATTACCTTCTTTTCTCGTAGATACTAAAGTTATAGTTTTTTTTAGCACTTTGTCCGCCTACATCAGAAACAGTAAAAACTTTCGAAGGATTAATTCCTGATAGATCACTAAATTTATAAGTCCCAAGTGCTCCTGTGGTTCCATCATGATTCAATGCGGCTTTAATAGTAGTTGCAATTGTAGCAAGTATAGCGTCGTCTTTTATTTCTATTGTGTTTTTTTTCAACAACACCGCCCGATATAGCGTTAACTATTTCAAGTGTTAAAGTTACATCTTCAGTTCCACTAGGAATAACTTCTTTTGGAAGAAATATTGTAACAGAATCACCAATAGCTGGATTACCGTTTACTTCTATAACACTTGCTAATGTTGCTGCAGTACTTTCTAGTTGAACTCCAGCGTCTGTTAGATATCTTGACCCTACAGTATCTGCCATAAAGCAGCCTAGAAAATATGTTCTTGCTACTGATTGAA